GGTTGCCCTGCCCGCGTTCGGCGGGACCTCGGCTGAGCTCCATTCACAAAGCTTCGAGCCCGAGTCGGCCCGAAGCCAAATAACGAAGGCCCGCGCCCGGGTGCTAAAGGAGAACCATGGCTAGCAAAAGCAAGGCGGAGACCGAGCAGGAGCCGGCTGAGGACGAGAAGAGTCCTGCCGTCCTGATGGCGAAGATGCAGGGCATCGTGGACCTGTCCGACGCCGAGACTCGATCCCTCACCGATGAGGAAGTCGAGACCTACGAGGGCCTCGAGCAGCAGCTCAAGGCCGTCAATCGCACCGGCGAGATCGCCAAGCGTCAGGAGGCCTACAAGGCTCCGCGCGTGGACGGTTTCCCGGCCACCATCAAGGCCAGTCCGAAGGGTGACAAGGCCCTCGAGTTCGCGTTCGCCAGCTACCTGCGCACGGGTGTTGCGAACAGCGACCTGACCCAGAGCTTCGCGCAGACCGAGGGAACCACCACGGCCGGTGGCTTCTCGGTTCCGAGCGAGTCCCTGGGCCGCCTGGTCGAAGCGCAGACCGCGTTCGGCGGCTTCGGCCCCCTGGCCGAGAACATCACGACTGCGGACGGGCGTCCGCTGGCGTGGCCCTCAACCACCGCCGTCACCTCCTCGCAGGCTGACATCGCGGCTGAGGGTGCGATCTCGGCGGTGGGCGCGGACCTGACCTTCGGTGAGGTCACCCTGGGCGCCTTCAAATACAGCGCCGAGGGCACCGGCAACGTCCCGCTCAAGGTGAGCTTCGAGCTGGCGCAGGACTCGTCCGTGGACATCGCGTCCCTGGTCATGCGCAAGCTGGGGGAGCGCATCGCGCGCAAGCAGGCCTACGACCTGATCCGGGGCTCGGGCTCGGGTGAGCCGCTCGGCATCATGGCCGGCACCGCCGGCGACGTGGCAACCGCGTCGGGCTCGGTCCCGACCTACGCCAAGTTCCTGGCCCTCCTGCACGCGCTCGATCCGTACTACCGCCAGAACGCGTCATGGATCATGAATGACGCGACCCTGGCCGTGGTCGAGGGACTGCTCGACACGAACGCGCGCCCGCTGTTCATGCCTGGCCAGCAGGCCATCGCTGACGGCCCCTACGGGGCGCAGGCCGGCACGCTGCTCGGCAAGCCGCTGATCATCGATCAGGGCATCGCCAACCTCTCCAACAACGTCCAGGGCGTCGGCTTTGGCGACTGGAAGGAGGCGTACATCGTGCGCCACGTGAAGGACGTCCAGGTCCTGGCCAACCCGTACTCGCAGTCGGGCTACATCGTCTACGACGCATGGGCCCGCATGGACGGCACGGTCAAGAACTTCGGCGCCTACGTGACGATGGAAGGTCTCACCTAAGTCTGGGGCGGCTTAGGTCAATGGGGGCGGGTGGACTCCTCCCCGCCCGCCCCCTCAGAAAGGGAAGACATGGCAGAAGACAAGGACCGCGATCCTCGGTTCCCGGTCAAGCACACCATGGACCCGGACGCTGATCGGCAGCTGGATCCCGGGCCGGCCCCTGAGCCCGCGCCTGAGCCTGAGAAGGCCCCGGCCAAGAAGCCAAGGAAGCGCCCGGCCAAGTGACCCTCGATGCGTATGCCAGTCTCGAGCAGTTCAAGCTCTTCTTGAAGCTGCCCGACACCGATCCCCAGGACGTCGACGATATCCGCGAGCTCGCGCTCGAGGCGGCGTCCAGGGCGATCGACAAGGCTTGCATGCGCAGCTTCCGGCCGGCGGGCTCGGCCCAGACCGCTCGGGTCTTCACGGCGACCCCTTCCAGCGGGGCGGTGTACGCATCGATGAGCCCGTTCCCGTACTCGTGGATCACGCACTACGAGGTCGCTATCGATGACACCACGGACACGGGAGCCACGGTCAAGTTCGACTCGACCGGCAACGGTGACTACACCATCGCGGAAACGGGCTTCCGCTTGGCGCCGGCCAACAATCCTGATCGGGGGATGCCCTACGACCGCCTGATCTTCGATCGTGGCATCTACCCACCGATGTATCCCGAGGCCGTGCAGGTGACGGCCATCTGGGACTGGGATGCCACCCCTAACACGATCGTCAACGCGACCCTGTTGCAGGCCTCGCGCTTCTGGGCTCGGATCGATGCGCCGTTCGGGGTGGCGGGCTCACCGGAAATGGGAAACGAGCTGCGCCTTCTACAACGCCTGGATGTCGACGTGGCCCTGATGGTGCAGCCCTACAAGAAGATTTGGGGGGCCGTATGAGTGTTCCGGGCCGGCATTTCCACCCCGAGTATTGGACAGAAGTGGACCACAACCGCTACGAAGATCGCACCGCGCGCGAGATCCACGAGCTGCGCAACGATGTCAAGGCGCTTGGGCAGCGGATCTCGTGGCTGCTGGGAGCGATCGGGGTCCTCGTGTTCGTGATCAACCTGATTGCGCCGCTGATCTCGCGCATGCTGGGGCTCCCGTCATGAGCGCCGCCCAGGAGTTCAGCATCCCGGTCTTCTTCCTGCTCGGCAAGAACCTGACGGAGGCTGCGCGCGACTCGATCTCGGACGTGATCGCGGGCGGCGCCAGCATCAAGGCCAAGCTCGAGGCGGCGGCCCTGGGCGGGACCTCGAACTTCGTCCCTGACGCGAAGGTCGAAACGGTCACGGTGGCGGGCATCGACTACCTGTCCCTGACCTTCACGGTCAATGTCATTACCGATGGCGCGCCCGCGCTCAAGGACATCATGGACACGCTGGCCGCCCGGTTGAAGGGCGCCGACTACAAGAACGTGTACGCCTTCCCCACCAGCCCCATGCAGATCCCGGGCGTGGTCGTGGGCTACCCGACCAACATCGACCTTCAAGTCACGTTCGGATAGGAGCGGCCCATGGCCTTCAAGCACGGAAAGAATGCGGCCGTCTACCTCGGAGAGCTGGACTTGACCAGTCTCTTCCGCAAGGCCGAGCTCAACGTCAAGATCGACACGGCGGACACGACCACCTTCGGGTCGACCTGGAAGACGGCCGTGACCGGGGCTGATAGCGCCAAGGCCGACTTCGACGGCCTGTATGACCCGACCGTCACCAAGCTGGCGGACAGCATCGGCGTCGACTTCGCCCTGACCGCCGGGGTCCTGTCGTTCGCTCCCGCCGGCGCGTCAGCGATCGGGGACCAGGCCCGCCTCATGTCGATCACCTCGGCGGGCTACGTCGAAGGATCGCCGGTGGGGGACGTGGTGGGAGTCAAGTGGCAGGCCGCCACGTCGACGGCGGTGGGCTTCGCCCAGGTCCTGCACCCGCTGGGAGAGGACACCAACACCACCACCGGCGCCGAGAAGGACGACACGGCCGCCACCACGGCGGGCTGGACGGCGCACCTGCACGTCATCGCGGTCGATGGCGGCTCCTGGGTCGTGAAGCTGCAGGACGCCGCGGTGAGCAACACCTACACCGATCTCACCGGCGGGGCCTTCACGGCCGCCACCGGCGCTACCTCCGAGAGGCTCCTGGGTGCGTCAGGAGCCACGCTACGGCGCTACGTGCGCTATGTCGCCACCCGCACCGGCGGCTCGGCTGGCGACGGCATCACCTTCGCCCTCTTCTACGCCCGCAACAACTAAGGAGAACCGATGGCCTTCCGACACGGTAAGAATGCAGTTGTCACCGTCAACGCGGTGGACCTGTCCGCCTTCTGCGACAACCTCGAACTGGCGATCGACGTCGACACCGCCGACACCACCACCTTTGGCTCGAGCTGGAAGTCCGCGCTAGCGGGCGTGGCCGGGGCCAAGGCGGAACTGTCCGGCGACTACGACCCGACCGCCACCACCGGCCCGGCCTCCGCCATCTTCGCCTGCATCAGCGGCGGGGTTCCGGTGGCCGTGGTCCACAAGCCGGGCGGCACCCTCTCCGGGCAGCGCACCAACAGCTTCAACGCCATCGTCACCAACTACACCGAGACCTCCTCGGTTGGCGACGTGGTGAAGTTCAAGGCCAGCCTGCTGGCGACCGGCGCCGTCACACCGACCACTCAGTGATCAATCCCGGCGTCAATCCCACTGAGCGCGTATTCAGTCCGCAGACTGTGTGCGTGCCCGCCACGGGCGTCTACATCGCCCGGGCGCTGAACCCCAACGTGCCCGGCACGGTGGCGGAAGTGCTGGCCTTGGCGTCGGACATGGGAGCGCCCTACGGGGCAGGAGCCAACTACACGAAGCTGGCCGCTGCCATGCAGAAGCGGTATGGGCTGAGCGGTACCGTGATCGAGGGCGGTGCCCAGGCCCAGACCGCGGTGAAGTACGCGGTGGAGCGGGGGGTTTACGCGGTTGGTCTGGCCGGGGATCAGGTCAACCTCACCCCTCACTACCAGCCCAACAGCGTCGGGCACTCGATCGCGGTCCTTTACACGTTGGGCTTGTGGGGCTTGCAGCTTGATCCCCTGGCGCCTGCGGGCTACAAGGGGGATCCGTTCGGGGCGGCGGAGCTCAACGCGTTCTGCACCGCCGCGATCCTGTTCAAGGTCCCCGATACGGCTGACTGCACGGCCCAAGTCAAGGCCGCCACCGATGCCCTCGTCAAGAAGATTGCCGCCGCCAAGCAGGCGCTCGGCTAGGAGGAGAAAGCAATGCCCCTGCCCGTCATACCCTTGGCAACCGGCGAGATCGACCTGGCCGGTCAGAAGGTGCAGTACCGCGCCATATCAGCGGCCGCGGCCTTCAAGATCGATGCGGCCTCTCGGGCCACCCGGGGCGCCGTCATCATCGCGCTGGCCCTGGACATCAGTGAGGACGAGGCCCAGGCATGGCTCGAGGCCACGCCCATGGATGCGGCCACCGAGCTGCTGACTGCGATCGTGGAGCTGAGCGGTCTCGAGGACGAGATCACCATCGGGAGCGATGACCCAAAAGAGTGAGCCTCCAGAAGCGTGCTGAACGCCAGTTCATGGAGGGTGACCTAGACGCATCGAACTTCGCCATAGCGGAAGGATTGGGAATGACCGTACCGCAGCTCCTGAGCAGCATGAGCCTGCGTGAGCTGGCGGAGTGGCGCGCGTTCTACGTCTACCGCAAGGCGCAGTGGGAACTCGAAACGAAGGCGGTCACCTGATGGACAGCGTTCGCATCGAGGTCCGTGGGGTCAAGGAGCTGGCCGGTGCCTTCAAGGCTGTCGACGCTGGCCTGCCCCTCGAGCTCAAACGTCGCTTCAAGGCCATCGCGGAGACCGTCGCCAGCCTGACCCGCTCCAAGATGCCCAGGATCAGTGGTCACGCTGCAAGCTCGATCAAGGCCCGGGCCACCGCGCGCACGGCCTCGATCGCGTTCGGTGGGTTCATGGCCGAATACGAGCCATGGCTCGACTTCGGCGGCAGGGTCGGGCGCAACCGGAGCGTCGACCGGCCTCGAGTGCAGGGCGGCCGCTACCTGTATCCGTCGATCGCAGAGCAAGGTCCCGAGACCGCCAAGGCGGCCGAGGATGCGGTCAATGACGTGGCTCGACGAGCAGGCTTTGAGACCAGGGAGGGACTGTGAGCGACCACGTCCACTTTTCCTGGGCTCCCGGCTGGGAAGGCTGCGAGGTCTGCAACCCGCTGCCGCAATACATCGCTGAGGCGGCCGTGGAAACAGTGATCGCCCCGCTGGTCACGGGCGGCGCCCAGGGCCCTGTCGGTCCTGCCGGACCAGCAGGCCCGATCGGTCCCGTAGGACCAACGGGACCAGCCGGCGCCACGGGACCGGCAGGGTCTACGGGTGCGCAGGGACCGTCTGGCAGTCCTGGTGCTACGGGAGCGCAAGGCGCTACGGGTCCTGCCGGTCCAGCCGGACCGAAGGGAGACACCGGCGATACCGGCCCGCAGGGGGCAACGGGTGCCACCGGCGCAGCGGGAGCAACAGGCGCAGCGGGCGCGACAGGCGCCCAGGGCCCTCAAGGGCTGCAGGGCATTCAGGGCCCGGCCGGGACCAATGGCACGAACTGGGCTCCGGTGCACACCGTCCTGGCCAACGACACCACGGCGCTGGCGCTCGGCACCAATACCTCTGTGCGCTTGACGGTGACGGCCAACCGCACGCTCACCACGACCGTGCCGGCGGCTGGTCGCACGGTCATCGTCATCATCCTGACCACGGGCTCAACCTCGTTCACGATCACCTTCGGAACGGGCTTCAAGCCGGTGGGCACTCTGGCGACCGGGACCGTGGCCTCGAGGGTGTTCGTCCTCAGCTTCGTGTCGGACGGCACCAACCTGTATGAGGCCGCGCGCACGGCCGCGATGGTGGCCTGATGGCGCGTCAGATTGTCGTCGACATCGTTGGCGATGCAAAGAACTTCAACAAGGCTGCCGATAGCGCGGTCAACAAGGCCAACACGCTCAACGGCAAGCTGCGCAGCGTGGGCAAGGGAATCGCGGTCGGGGCAGGGATTGCGGCATTCAGCGGCCTGACCCTGGGGGCTGCGGCTCTGGTCGGTGTCCTGGGCGATGCAGACCGGGCTTTCCGCGAGGACGAGGTGTCTCAGAAGCTGTTGGCGCAGTCGCTCAAGAACAACATTCCGGACTGGAAGGGCAACACCAAGGCGGTTGAGGATTACGCATCAGCGCAGGCCAAGCTCGGCTTTGCCGATGACGAGGTTCGAGACTCGATTGCGCAGATTACGGGTGTCACCCATGACCTAGCAGAGGCCATGGACCTCAACTCGCTGGCGCAGGACTTGGCGCGTGCCAAGGGCATCGATTTGGCCACTGCTGCCGATATCGTGACCAAGGCTTACGAGGGCAATGGGCGGGCGCTCAAGGCGCTGGGGATCGACATCGGGGACGCGAAAACCTCTGCTGAGCTGCTGGCCGCGATCTTCAAGAACGTCGATGGTGCGGCGAAGACCTATGCCGAAACGTCTGAGGGCAAGCTCACCGTTTCCCAGGTCAAGGTCGGGGAAGCGATGGAGAAGATCGGCAAGACGGTGGACAAGCTGGCACTCATCGTCCTGCCGGGCCTGGCGGATGCCTTCGTCCGCATCGTCGACGGCATCGACAAGGTGATCGGGGCCATCGAAAAGCTGGTGGGCTGGGTGCAGTCCGTGATTGAGAAGTTCAGAACGGCGACCCGTGTCGCTGGGGATTTCTTCAACATCAACCAGGGTCGGGGCGGCGGAGGCGAGTTTGGCCCTCCCCCCTCTCAGGCCCCCAGAGACTACCTGCCCACGTACACCAGCCCGATCGCTCCCATCCGGACCAACGTTCCGGTCTTCCACTCCGGTGGCATCGTGCCTGGCATGCCGGGCGCGGACGTGCTCACCATGCTGCAGGCCGGGGAGCGGGTGCTGCCGCGGACCTCGGTGGGTAGCGGGGCGGCCGAGCTGACATTCAACTTCTACGGCCCCGTCTACGGCGACGGTCCCTTCCTCGATGACCTGACCAACCGCATCGCCCAGCGCCTGCGCTACTCCACCGGGACCTAGGCCGTGGCCCAGACGCTGACAATCGGCAACACCAACCAGGTTGCCTACCTCAAGTCGCAGTCGATCACCATGAAGCGGCGCACCGCCGACTTCGCCTTGGTGAGTCCTGTCGTGATTCCTGCGGTGGGAAATATCGTGGTCATGTCCGGCGCCACCGGCTACTGGTCCGGCACGGTGGTATCCGTGATGATCACTGACACGGTGGAGAAGGGGACCGGCATCCTGGTCACGATCTCGGCCACCAACACGG